TATGCGAGAGAATCCTAAGGCATGTCCAATTATACGACATACAAGTAATTGGAATAGAAAAAGGTTCTTTGATGCGAGCATTGATGCCGTATCTTACAGAGATGATGCTAAAGCAAAACGTGTATCCCAGGATAGAAGAGATACGCATAGGCAACAAGAGTAAAGTAGATAGAGTGGTAGGTGCTTTACAAGGTAGGTTTGAACACAAGCAGATAGAGTTGTGTGATGGTGATTGGACACCAATGTTTAAGGATGAGTTACTTAACTTTCCTACCACTGGAGTCCACGATGACATGGTTGACTCACTTAGCTTAGTAGCTCATATAGCTAATGCAGCAGTGTACTTTGATGACTACGAAGATGATTACGAACCTTTAGATGTGATAAGTGGATATTGATATGGCTAAAAGAAAAGGTTTATTTTCAGGCACTGGAGAGTTTCCTGAAGATACTTATGGATACACCACACAAAAACGTAACACTACTGGTTTACCTTTAGGTGCTGAATTAGCTGTTGACTTTACTCCAGTTGTAGGAGACATCAAATCTGGTATAGAAGCTGCTGATTATTTACGACAAGGTGACTATGGTAATGCCTTGTTATCTGGTGTTGGGGTTTTACCTTTTATACCTTCTTTTGCTGGAAGTATATTAGACAGAGTAAAAAAAAGAACACCTGAAGAAATAAGGTTAATAGAAGAAAATAAAGCTAAATTATATGAACAAAGATTAAAAGAAAGACCTAAAAAAGAAAACATTACTGATACTTCTTATAGGATGCAACATCAACCTAGAGGTCCAATGGAAGATAATCCTATAAGACTTGATGATTTAACTCGATCTACGACAGGAGAAGTTGCTGGATATCCAGAAGATTTCTATTCTTCTAAAGGTTTACAATACTATGCAAACCCTAACTACAAGGCAGACGTTGAAAGTTATAATTTAATTAGAAAGTTAAGAGGTAAGCCTGATGCTGAAGTTACTATTTATCGAGGTGTGCCTAAAGGTATAAAAAATATAAACGAAGGTGATTTTGTAACATTAAGTAAACAATATGCAAAAGATCATGCAGCTAGTGGTTACGGGAGATCAGGTAAAGAAGCTGGTGATGTAATAGAAATGAAAGTCAAGGTAAAAGATATCTTTTGGGACGGTAACGATGTAAACGAATTCGGTTATTTCCCAGAATCATCGGTAGTTAAAACATCCAGAGCTACAATCATTGAATAGGAAATATAATGGCTGAACAATTTATGGAAGAAGAATTGACCTCTGAAGAGGACTTTCAAGCTCAAAACGAAAGAGATTTGGTATCTTTTGTAGTCGATCACTGTGATAGGTGGAGAGACTGGAGAGATACTAACTATGAAACTAAATGGGATGAATATGAAAGGATTTATTATGGTATCTGGGCTGCTGAGGATCGTACAAGAGACAGTGAACGTAGTAAAATCATTAGTCCTGCAACTCGTCAAGCTGTTGATAACAGGGTTGCAGAAACTATGGAAGGTTTTGCAGGAACTGGTAAACTCTTTGAAGTAAGTGATGACGGAAAAGATCAAAACACTACTGATATTGAAGTTATGCAAGCTCTATTGCTTGAAGACACGCATAACAACTCTTATATTAACAACGTATCCTCTATTGTTAAACTAGCAGAGATATATGGTACTGGTGTAGGTGAAATTCTTGTAAAAACAGAGCTTGAAAGAGTACCTACGACACAAGAAATGCCAGAACAGGGCATGGCAGAGGTAGGTGTTACTGAAAAAGAGAAAATAACAGTAAAAATCAAGCCTATTAACCCTAGAAACCTATTAATAGACCCAAATGCTGATTCTGTAGATGAATCTCTTGGTATTGGTGTTGAAGAGTATATCAGTTATCATCAAATATTAAGAGGGATCGCTTCTGGTGTTTATAAAGATGTAGATGTCTCTCCACAGTACGATGATGAAGATTTAGAGCAATCTCAGATAGAAACAACTCATTATCAAGATGATAAAGTTAAAGTTATCAGATATTATGGTTTAGTTCCTAGGGAATTGCTAGAAGGCTCTGGAGAAGTAGAACAAAGAGCAGAAGAGTTATTCCCTGATGATGAGGAAAAGTCAAGACTATCTGATATGGTCGAAGCTGTTATTGTCATTGCTAATGATGGTCAGCTTTTAAAGGCAGAGCGTTCTCCATACATGATGGAAGACAGACCTATTGTTATCTATCGTCCTGAGGTCCGTCCTGGACGCTTCTATGGTGTTGGTACTGTAGAGAAGGCATATAATATGCAGAAAGCTATTGATGCCCAGCTACGGTCTCATATGGACTCTTTGGCGTTAACTACTGCGCCTATGATGGGCATTGATGCTACAAGATTGCCAAGAGGCATGAAGTTTGAAGTCAGACCTGGTAAAAACATACTGACTAATGGAAACCCTGCTGAAATCCTGCAACCGTTCAAGTTTGGATCTACAGATGCTTCAAACTATGAAACAGCTAAAGGTTTTGAAGCAATGCTGCTACAAGCTACAGGCACACTAGACTCGTCTGAGTTGGTCAAGAGTGCAGCATCTACAGCAGGACAGAGTAATGGTATGGGTATGTCACTAGCCATGTCAGCTATCGTCAAAAAGAACAAGGTGGCGATGGCATCGTTTCAGGATGACTTCATTATTCCGATGGTCAAGAAAGTTGCCTATCGTTACATGCAGTTTGATCCAGAACGTTACCCAATGAAAGACTTTAAGTTTACTACGATGTCTTCTATTGGTGCTCTTGCTAGGGAGCATGAACAACAACAATTAATTGGACTCTTAAAGACCTTAGGTCCACAGTCTCCAATTGTCCCTATGATTCTAAGAAGCATTGTAGCATCTTCTGGGTTGATGAACAGAGAACAGTTAATCGCTCAGTTAGATCAGATGTCTCAGCCTAACCCACAAGCTCAAGAGATGCAGATGCAAGCACAACAGGCTCAGATGCAATATCTTGCTGCTCAGACTGCTGAGTTGCAAGCTAGAGCACAAGAGTCTGCTGCTGATGCACAAGAGGCACAGGCTAGAGCACAGAAACTCTTGATTGAGGCTTCTTTGATGGAAGATAAAGTTAAGTCTGACATTATTAGAAACTTGTCAGCTAACATCAAAGATGAAGATACCAATGAGTTCCAGAAGAGAGCAAAGATTGCTGACATTCTTCTCAAAGAAAAAGACATTGAGTCCAAGGAGAGGATTGTTGACAAGCAGATGGTAGAAAAAAGAATAAATAATGCTTGACTTTTCATACAAAATGTGCTATAATAGTGCCTCACTATAGTTACTACATAGAGGACTCCATATTGGATAAAGACCTTCAAGAGTATTATGAAGCAAGATTTGACATGATGTCAAGTAAAGGATGGAAAGATTTAATCACTGATATAGAAGGAGTAATAGACGAAAGAAATAGCTTGATGGCTACTAAGAGCTTTGATGAGCTTAACTTTCGTAAAGGTCAGTTAGATGTATTACATTGGATTAGAACTCTCAAACAGCTTTCTGAAGAAGCCTGGGAGCAGCTAAACAATGAGCAAAAGGATATTTGAGTTTAGGTGTGGCGAAGGTCACACTGTAGAAAAGTATATTGATGAGGAGGTAAACACTATTGAGTGTCCTACTTGTCAGTGTATGTCTCTGCGTATCATTTCAACACCTAGGATTGCATTAGAAGGAGTAACTGGAGATTTTCCAACTGCTGCTGATGCCTGGGCTAGAAAGCACGAAGAGGCAAATCGTATCGCCCAAAAACGCAGAGAGGGTTAGCGTCAGGTGATATTTTTTAATTCCTAAAATCACATAGTGACAGGAGATTATATGGCGAACTTTGAAGATCCGTTAGAAGAACAAGTAGTTGAGAACCAACTAGAAGCTGAAACTGAAGAGACCCCAGAGGTTGAAGAACCAACGGACAACTCTCAGGAAGAACAGGTAGAAGCACAGAGCGTTGATGATTCTGAAGAAGATTTACCAAGCAAGTATAAGGGTAAGTCAGTTAAAGAAATCATCAAGATGCACCAAGAGGCTGAAAAGTTTATTGGTAAGCAAGCTCAAGAGGTTGGGGAGCATCGAAAGTTTTTCGATGAAATGATGAAACGGGAACTTCTCCAAAGTAGACAACAAGCATCAAAAGAACCTGAAACGGATACTAACGAAGAATACTTCACAGATCCAGAAAAATCAATGGAGCGTTACATCAGTAACCATCCTGCGATTAAACAGGCTGAAGAACAAGCTGCTCTTATGAGAGCGCAGACAGTAACACAGAAGTTGCAACAGGCATTTCCTGATTTTCAGGAGATTGTTCAAGATGATAACTTTAAGCAATGGGTTAACTCATCACCTGTCAGACAGAGATTATATCAAGAAGCTGACGGTGGTTATGATTTCGATTCTGCTGCTGAGTTGTTAGGAACTTGGAAAGCTATTTCAGGTTCTGCAAAACAAAAGCAGAAAGAAGATATTGTAACTACATCGAGTGAGAACAGAGCTAAGAGTTTGAAAGCTGCTGCTGTTGATACTGGTACTTCATCTGTTGGATCAGCGAAGGTTTATAGTCGGGCTGCGTTACGGGAGCTTTTGAGAACAAACCCTTCTAAATACTATGAACATGCTGACGAATTCCTACAGGCTTATGCTGAGGGGAGAGTCAAATAACTGAAAGGAAATAAAAAATGGCACTTGGTACTAATCACGTCACCAAGACTACTGCGGATAAATTTATCCCAGAGATTTGGAGTGACGAAATCGTTGCAGCATATAAGGCTAATCTTGTTGCTGCTAATCTTTTCTCTAAAATGTCTTTCAAAGGTAAGAAAGGCGATACGCTTCATATTCCGAAGCCTACTCGTGGTTCTGCATCTGCG